CAGCAGCATCTATCTTAAGAATACTAGCACCAGCAACTGCCTCTGCAATAGTACTATTATTCCATCCACGACTAACATGTACTGTACTACCAACTACTCTATTGATATGCATTACTTCAGTACCAATTTGTATATCATCTCCTTGTGCAAGACCAGATACACTTCCTAAAGTAAGAATACCAGCAGTAAGATCAATCGCATTAGTTAGGGTAGTTATTGCTGCTGCGTCCCTATCGATTGTCGAAGTAGGCGTAACTGTATATCTCTTCTGCCTTGGTGCTTTTGTAGTATCAGTACTGGTATAGTAATCTGTAATGGACTTCTTGATGACTTTTGTATCTGTGATTGGTCCGTAAAGATACGTTTTAGCTTGGAACTGAAGCGTATATATGATTGCTCTACGAGATGTAAAATCCCCGTCATAGTCATCTTCATAATCAATATTTTGTAAAACTACTGGAACATCTTTTGTCTCACCTATAGTTGTTGCAAGTTTAACTGCGAGATTATAGTGAGGTTGAAAGAAAGGAAGAATTTGTTCAATGATTTGTAATCCGTCATCCTGATTCTTTGATATAATTGCCAATTCAAATCCAATATTGTAAGGCACAGGCATGAAAGCATTTCTATTTTCATCTACGTCCTTTTTGAATTTAATCTTTTGTGTGGGAGATACTTTCCTTTGAGGATCGTATGTTACCCCAGAAATTTCAAATGATAATCTAGGAAGAGTTATCTGAACTCTCTTATTTGTTGGATCTGGCATCTGATCCAAACGTGCTAAAAACTTTTGTTTTGGACCATAAGCAAGAGGAACTTTCATCACCTCATTTTGTCTTCTCAATTCAATATTATTGAAGAGAGTACCAAAGGCAACAATAGTTTTACGAAATATCTCGTGATACGAATAGGTTCCTAACATCAGATTGTAAGATCAGTTGAACTGCCAACACTTCCAAATGGGTTGGCCTCACTAAAGTCAATAATATCATTATCAGCAGTCTCGAACTCGTAGTTCTGATCAACACTGCTAGTAGTGTTCTTATTATCCATAGTATTATATGTAGCAGTTGTCCAAGAAGCACTTGAAGTTCCACCAGTAATTGTTTCTGGAATATTAAATATACCAGAGCGATTGATAACAATAAGTGTTCTAGTACCAGAATCCCAAGACTTAACTTCAGCAGTAACGTTAGAACTACCACCAGTTACAGTTTCACCTACTGTAAAGTCTCCACTACCACCAGCAACGAGACCGACTGTAATAGCATTTGCAAAGGCAGTCTCGATAGCATCAAGTTCAGCAAGACCAGTATCAATTGACTCATCACTGTACTCGAAGAGTTCACACTGACATTCCCAAACATATCCTTTACCTAACTGATAGAAAGGACGTTCGACTTCTACAAATTGAATTTCAAATAAATGCTTTGTTATTGGGAACCAAATTAGATCCCCCTCGTTTGGTCTTCCCTCGACATTAAGTGCTGTAGAGTCGTCAACCTTTTCTTTAAACTTTTCACGGGAGAATATAAACGTCGTTTTATCTTCGACACGTACTCCGAATTTGCTAAGTAACTCGCCTTGGCCTTCCCATCCATCGACATTATTGACATAGGCTCGGATTGGTTTTGCAGACTCGAACTTGCCGTCCGAATCTTCTCCGAAAACTGTGTCACGATTGACGATAGTCCTCGGTACATAATATATGTCTTGACCATAAATTTCAATGCTTTCTACGATAAGGTTTTCAATGAACTTTTGCTCTTGTGCAGAACCGTTTATATTTAAACGTGCAGAGTTTGTATAATCCGATTGTACATAATCTTGTGCTGGAGTGTTTGATATTGCCATTAGTGATTACCCTACTAAATCAATTGGTGGGAGTTCGTAACGATCACGAAGTTCTTTTTCAAGATCGAGCTTAAACTGTGAACCATCTTCTAGTATTTGACGACCATTAAGAGTCACACCACCTATCATTTGTATTCCATCATACTTACTCAAATTACGACCCCATTGTTGTTGGAATAATGATTCAACATAATCCTTCAACCAGTTATCATTATACATTGATGTATAAGTTTCTGGATCTTGTCTCATAGTACAATCAACAAGTATATAGTCACCTGAATTAAGATCGTTCCAATCAAAGTCAAGATATAATCTACCTTGATGTTCATTCCACTTTACCCTACGATTCATCTGTGAGTTAGTTACCCAATCAAGAGTCTCAAGATATTGTGAAGTAAGGAAATAATGTAAGATATGTCCATGCGTCATAGCATAGATATCGTTCAAGAAAATCTGATATTTAATATTGAAAATATTACCTGGAACTATACTTGATGCACCAATACTTGTATAGACATGATTAATGCCTAACATTCCTGGTGGTGTAGAAACATAATTATCTGCACCATACCATGCAGTAGAACCTTCTTGAGTATATCCTTGTGCTGCAGTTAAAATTGCATCAGTAACTTCGATTCTCATGAAAGTTTTATAACTTCCGTTATAATGATATTCCTGATAGTAATCGATTGCTTCTTCTATTAGATCATCTAATTGTTCAGTAGCAACGTTGATGTCTATCGTAGGATATCCTAATCTACGAAGAGCATAGTCTTTTAACTCTGTTTTAGTTGCGGGTCTAGTTGCAGACATTTATTTTAAGCGAATGAGGAGATCGTCAAGTTAGTTACATCATTAGCACCGACGGTTTCTCCGACTTTGAAGAATCCATCAACAGTATCAACTGTAATTGCATTAGTACCGAGAGCAGTAATAACACCAGTTGTACCAGAGGTTCCACCTGTTACAGTTGCACCAACTTCCATCGTTGTGATGTCAGATAGAGCAAAGGTGGCATTAGTAAAGGTAGTCGCTGTATTGAGCGATGCCCCTGTACCATGAATTGCTGAAACAGGGATTGTTGCTCCATTACCATGAATTGCTGAAACTGGGATAGTAGCATTTCCACCACCACCTGTAATAGTTATAACTTCGGATGCTGCATACCCAGATCCATCAACATTAATAGCAACAGCAGTAACATTTCCACTAGCATTAGCAGTTACATCAACTGTCAATCCTGTTCCTGATCCAGAGGATGTTGTAGCAACTCCAGTTGTAGTTCCTTCAGTATATCCAGTACCAGCAGCAGAGATAGTTCCAAGAGTCTTAACTCCAGATGCATTAGCATTTGTTAGTGTAATAGTTTCAGCAGCAGCATAGTTCAAACCATCATTAACGATAGTTGCACCAGTTACAGCACCTGAACCATCAACAGTAATAGAAACTGTTAATCCAGTACCAGATCCGCTTGCTGTTGTTGCAACAGTTCCTGCAGAATATCCAGTACCAGCAGTAGCAATTGATCCAAGAGTCTTAACACCAGATGCATTTGCGTTAGCAATAGTTAATGTCTCACCGTTTGCATATCCAGATCCAGCAGCATTAACTGTAACGTTAGTAATAACACCATTCGTTGCAGTAATGTCAACAGTAGCACCTGTTCCAGATCCAGAGGATGTTGTAGCAATTCCAGTTGCTGTAGTGTATCCTGTACCACCTACCAAAGTACCAAGGTTAAGTGTAGAAACACCACCAAGGTTGGGGTTAGTAAGTGTTAAAGTATCACCAATTAGATATCCAGATCCAGCAGCATTTAATGCAATTCCAGTAACAGCACCAGCAGCATTAACTGTAGTATCAACTGTCAATCCACTACCTGTGCCTCCAGAGGTCGATACACCGCTTGCAGCAGTAAAACCACCTAATCCACTAGCAGATATAGAACCTAGTGTTACAACGGATCCTGGTGTAGGATCACCAGATAGATTAAGTGTCAACGTAGTAGCAGTAGCAAGATTATTAAGCATCGCCTTAAGTTGTGCGTATGCATTATCAAGTTTTGCCTGAACTCTTGCCTCTGTATAGTAGAGGTTAGTTCCTTCAGCAAGAGCAGTAGTAGACTGGTTAGAAAGACTTGAAACTGTTCCAGTAACATCACCAGTCAGATTTCCTGTTACAGAAGTAGTAGTTAGAACACCTGTACTTGGATTATAGTTAAGTCCAGTATCAGTTTCTGCACCTTGAGCACCTGTAGCACCATCAACAAATACAGGGTAAACAGTCTCTGCTGTACTATTGTTAGCAGTAACTGTAAATGCAGTTGCTTCGGTTGCTGTAGCAGCATTACCAGTACAAGATCCAGATGAACCTGAAGTATTACCCGTAACATTACCCGTGAGATTTCCTGCTACAGAAGTAGTAGTTAGAACACCTGTGCTTGGGTTATATGTTAATCCTGTGTCAGTTTCAATTCCTTGAGTACCAGTAGCACCATCAACAAATGTTAGGTATGTGGTCTCGTCTGTGGAGTTATTAGCACTAGCAGTTACATTAGTTGCTTCAGTTGCTGTTGCAGCATTACCAGTACAAGATCCAGAAGATCCAGTTACATCACCAGTTACATCACCAGTAATATCACCTGCAAACCCAGTAGCAGTAAGGACTCCAGTATTAGAATTGAATGTTAAATTTGTTCCACTCTTCGGTGCAAGATTACCTGTCTCAGCCGTTACAAATAAGACATTACATGAAGTATCTGTTGACTCATCAGCAACTGTAACAGTTGTTGCTATAGAAGCAGTACCTGTCAAATCTGCAGTAATTGTACCAGCAGCAAAGTTACCAGATCCATCACGTAAAACTAAGTTGTCAGCAGCATTTGAATCTGAAGATGCAACGTTAATTGTTGTATTACCAGAAACACCATCAGCATTAGTAAGAGTAATACCAGAGGATGCTGTTACAGCAAATGTTCTATGAGCATATGTGTTTGCAGCAGTCCTGACCATGTATCCAGTACCAGACTGTGCAGCAAGTGCAGTTATGTCTGCGTCAGCATAAGTTGTTGTAATGCTTATATCTGCAGATCCATTAAAGGATGCAGTACCTGTGACAACTCCAGCAACTGCAATATCTCTAGCAGTCTCAAGAGTTGTTGCTGTAGATGCATTACCAGTTAAAGCAGCAGTAATAGTTCCTGCAGCAAAGTTACCAGATGCATCTCTGTTTACAACTGTAGATGCTGTATTGGTACTTGCTGTATTCATATTATCCAGCAAGTCTGCATTCAAGTTTGCAACTTTAGTAGTAGAAGCAACAGAGAATGGAGCAGTACCTGAAGCAAGATTTGAAATTATTTGACCATCAACTGTTGCAGTACCATCTACATTTAAATTATTATCAATATCAACTGAAGTACCAGCACCAGTTACATGAACAGAACCAACTCTAAGAGCACCATCTGTTCCTGCCATTACCTCTGACGTATTGGTAACAGTTGTTAGGAATGCGAATTCTTGGGAGGATCTATCGAAACCGAAGAAACCAATTTTCGCTGACCCGTCGTAATAACGGAATTCAACACCACGATCTTTAGCGTCGTTAGAGCTGGGTGCTGTGTCACCGCCCAAAGTAATGATAGGGTCATCGAGAGTTGTAGTCGTGCTATTGACAGTAGTTGTTGTTCCATTTACTACTAAGTCTCCTCCAACTGTAAGGTCATTATGGAATTCACCATCTCCAGTAGAGTTAGTGACAGTAAATGCTGCACGTGTATTACCTGCATCATAAACTACAAAATTTCCACCAACGTAAGTATTCTTATCAATTGTTGCACCACCAGCAACTTGAAGAGCAACTGATGTATCTGCAAGAGATGATGCTTCATCAGTATTACTAATTACAAAATTACCTGAAACATCAGCACTATTATTAAGATCTAAAGTACCAGTTAGTTCTGTGTTTCCATAAACTCTAGCTCCACCACCAACTGCTAGATTTCTTGCTATACCAACACCACCAGTAAATCTTGCAGAACCATCAGCAGCATATGTTCCTGTAAGAGTTTGCTCTGTGTTGTTAGTGAATGTATTAACACCAGATGTTCCGAATGTATCGTTGATCTGTGTAGCATCACCAACGGTTAATGTACCAATTATATTTGTATTACCATTATCGGTATCAACCTCAAACTTCGCAACTGAAGAACCATTCTGTACAGAGAAGACTTCGTTTGCTTCATCAATTATTAGAGAATCATTAACATTAATCTGTCCATCAACTTGTAAGGTTCCTGAAATTACAGTATTACCATTATCAGTATCTACTGTGAACTTATCTGCTGCAGCAGCAGTCTGAACCTTAAACATCTTGTTGTCAGACTTGACAATAAGATCATCCTGAATAGTTGCTGTGCCATCTACATTAAGTGTAGTATCAAGATCAACTGCACCTTTAACGTTTAGATCTCCTTCACCAACTGCATTACCAGTTGAAGAAGCAATAGTAAACTTATCAGTTGTACCAGAACGAACTGCAAAGTTACCATCAACATCTACAGTTCCATTAAACTCAGCATTACCATTTTGAGTTAATACACCATCAGATGTGATATCTCCTGAAGCACCTAGAACTTGGAACTTAACTGTGTCTCCAGAGTTCTTCTTACCTACAAATAAACCTTCTCCAGATCCTGTACCACCAACATGTAAGTTAGTAGCAATACCAGCACCACCATATACTCTTAGGTTAGAAGTATTGTGTGTAGCATAGGTTGGAGTATAAGCAACACTAGAACCAGCCCTGATCTTATATCTGACCTGCAACCAGTTCCGTAAACCCCAACTCTCAGTTCCACTATCTCTCTGGTTGAAGTCCCCGTTTAGATAGAGGTCACCATTAAGAAGAACATCCTTATCAAAGTATCCACCACCATCTACTCTTAATGTACCATAGTCAGCACTTTGTATCTCATACAAGTCTGTAGAATTGTTTAGTGCAATAGTAGGTTCATCAGTAGATTCAAAATGAACTAAATCAGCAATATTTAATTTACCTTCACCGTTAGCATCACCATTATCAGTATCAATTGTAAACTTGTCTACACCAGCAGCAGTTTGAACCTTGAACATCTTATTGTCTGCTTTGACAATACTGTCATTAGATACTGTTAAAGTACCTGCAATAGCAGTATTACCAGATGCTGCTGTGATATTAAATTTGTTACTATTAACATCTACGTTACCTGTAACAGCAAGAACTCCTGCCATTGTTAGGTTACCA